ACCAGCCACCAGCCACCGGCCACCAGCTGGGCGCCCGATCCGCGGCCACCGGCCACCGGCCAACGATCCGCGGTTAACTGCCACCGGCCACCGGCCACCGGCCACCGGCGCGCGGCGGGCGGGCCGGTAGGTTTGGGACGCGGCCCGCGGGGCAGGGCCCGGCTTAATTAACTACGAATTACGGCATAAAAAAAAGCCCGCAGGAGGCGGGCTTTAGGTGGTTGGGTTGGGTTGGGGTTTAAATGCGATCCGGACCCGTCCCCCAGCATAGCGGGCATTTCTGCCGGTCCTCGGCTGGAATATGTCGGGCGTAATTATTGCCCAGCATCGGGGCACCACAACGCGTCACGGGGGCGCTAGGGTCGGAAAGGTGCCATTGGCCCAAAGCTTTCACCCAGTCGCAGGCCTCGTCGCGCTGGGGTCTGTTCCGCCATTCGTGTAGCAGTTGGTTGAGCGTTAAAACTATTTGGCGGATGCTATTAATCTCGCTTGACATTTGGTTAATGTTCCATTCCAGCCGCTCTATATAGTCGGTCAGGTTTTTGATGTCCTGCGCGGCAATGCGGATGTCGCGGGCGGTTTCGCTGTCTCCCAAGTCGTCGGAAAGTTTAATCAAAAATTCGTGGTCGGTGTTAAGTTCAATCATGGTATGGTCTCCGTAGTTGTTAAAAGTTGCGACGGGTTGCCCCCCGTCGAATGCGATTATATGCGATAACTTTTAAAAAAGTAAAGTTAAAAAAGAAAAGGCCGCCCGAAGGCGGCCCAGTGTCCAGCGGTCGCGCTGGGTTTAATCAAAACGGGCGATTTTAAAGGGCCCGTCCAGCCCGTCGCGGATCGCGGTTATCCCATAGTCATAGACATAGCAGAAAAAGCGCCCGTCAAATCCAAAGCGGGCCAGCGGGGCCATGTCTGGATCGTCCGCGAATTCGCTGTGATATGTCCCGTCGACGTCGACCGATCCGCCGAAGGGATAGCAAAAGCCGCCCATTTGATATTCGGCGTCCATGCCGTCCGCGATAGCGTCCAGCGTTGTGACGCCGTCGCTATTGCTCGACATAATGCAAGCCGTATAAAAAAAGTCGGGGATGATCCCGCAAGCTTCGATGATGTCGGCGGGGCGGGCCGCTCCAATGCGACGATCCGCGGCAGGGTTTAAGACACGGTCCAGCATAGAGTCGCTGGGGCGAATGTTTATAACGTGAATGTTTGCCATTTTGTGGCCTCCGTAGGTTAAGGGTTGCCAGCCTTGCCCGGCTGGTATCTGGGATTATATGCGATAACTTTTTAAAAAGTAAAGCTAAAAAAAAAGGCCGCCCGAAGGCGGCCAGTTCTGCAGCGTCGCGGCGCTGGGTTTTATGCTGCGACCTTGTCCAGCAATGCCCCCGCCTTGCGCTCCATATCAATGCGAGCATCTTGGTGGGGAATGTCGCGGGCGATTGCGGTAATCGCTTGCGCTGCATCCCAGACGGTTTCGACGGGGCGCCCCTCTTCGGTAATGTGACGGGCCGCCGCTGCCTTGGCCATGCGTCCAGATAATCCCGCCCGCTTGGTCAAAAAGTCCAGCCGGTCGTCGTCGTCCTTGGCAATCTTGGCCGCCTTGGCCGCTTCGACGCCTTCGACAAATGTTGCGGTCGACCCATGCGCGAAGCTTTCCAGAGCTGGGCGCGCTTCCATGGCGAAACGATCCGGCGCGAATTTGGTGTGGCGAATTTTAATCTCTTGAAAATTCTCGACGCCCCAAAGGTTGCGATTCATGCAAACGCCGCGCAGATACATTGCCGCAATGCCCGCCGTCTTGCTGCCCGTCTCGCTGTTCCATGCATAAAAGCCGCGGAACATTAGATCGGGTTCCCCATTGGCAAGCTTGCCGACTTCGATAGGGTTGCGGTCGTCCACCAAGAAAACAAAAACGTCCCGATCCGATGCAAATAGCGTCGTCGTTTCCATGCTCACGGGGATTTCTGGATCGTAAACGGCCAAACCGTTGCGGCTGCCGGTCATCATGCCGGGCACTTTCCAGCGACCGCCGGACGCGTCCACAAGGTTTTTGATCGGTTCCAAAATTTCCCAGTCAAAAATCCGGCCATAGTCGGGGCCAGTTGCGGCCCGTAGCTCGCCGCCGTCGGTTTGGTGCCCGTAAACTTTGACCAGCTCCCGCCCGCGGTTATAGCGTAAACCCCATTGAATACAATCCGCCGCAAGCGGGGCGGGCAAGTCTTTCAAATATCCAGACGGTGCCCCCGCAAGCTGGGCAAGCTGTCCAAAGCTCCAATTGGTCGGGGTGTTTAAATGGTCCCGCCCGTTGTCGTCGTTATATTCCACAAATATTTCGCCGACACTGGGACGGCTCTGGTCGACTTCCCCGACGATGCGCATTTTGTGCGTGTCGACCGTGCGGGATGTCATGCGCTGGGCGTCGATTTTCTTAAAGGCCAGCATGTCGTCCAGCGACAAAAACTTTTGATCGTCTGGGCGGCTGTACCATTGCGAAGATACTGCCGAATTGCCGATGCCGTGCGCGATTGCGTTTGTTTGATAAGTCATGATTTTACACTCCGTAAAAGTTAAAAGGACCGCCCATTGCCCGAGCGGCCCCTATAATGTCGCATAATCTCGCATAGATTGCAAGCTTATTTTTTAAAAAGTTATTCGGCCCCAATATCCCCGGCAACATGGTGCCGGATAATCGACCGCGGCGGCAATCCCTTCGCAAAGCGCCGGACCTTTTCCGCGTCGGTTTCATCTTGCTGCCCGTTTGCGGTTTCATTCCACCAAATGCGGCAATGGCCAGCGTCGGCATAACATCCCCCGCGGGTCGTCACGTCGGCGGCCTTTTTCTTGCTGGACCCGTGCGCTGTAAAGCCGATGATATAATCCCGATCCAGCCGGGCGCATAAAGGCTCGCCGTTGCCACAATCGCGGCAGCTAAATCCGGCGCGATATTCTGCCGGGCAGCGGACTACCCGGACCGATCCCGTTTGCACAAAATGCCCGCGGCTATTGGTGCCACCAAATAAAGGTGCCCGCAGTGTCTTGCCGTCCCCCCATTCGGATTCCGCGACGACCACAACAGTCGGCACGGCTCGCGACGCTGCCGCGGCGCTTATCATGCTTTCGGTGCTGTAGTTGATAACGGTTTTACCCGGCGCAAGCTTATCGGCCCAAAGGTGCCAGCCAAAATGCGAGTAAGTAAACGACACGCCCTTGCTGGGCACGGCGTCCAGCAATGCGTCCAGATATTCGGCGTCGATTTGTTCCGCCCCCTTGCCGCTGCAATTCATTTTGCAAGAGGCCGGACATGTTCCGTATTTCTCGCCGGTGCCTGCGCGGTAGGTTACCGCAATGCCTGCCGTCTTCGTGGCGGCGCTAATTTCAATAGTCTTTAACATGGTTTACCCTCCGTTGTGATATAAGATTTATCGCATATCATAACGAATAAAAATCCCGCGGTCAAGCGGGATTATTTTTTCAAAAATTAGCGTCGCTTGCGCTTGGCCCTTATAGGCTGGCGGCGCATCGGTTTGGGCTGCCGTTGCTTGCGTTCAAATTCTTCCCATTGCTCTTTGCCCCAGAACAAACGGCCAAACAAATTAAGCAGAAACACAATCATCCCCCCAGTCTTTTTGATCCCCGCGCTCTTCGGCTTCCCGATAGCCCACGGTGTAAGCGGTTATTTCCTCCGGTGTCATGTCGGCAAGCTCGACCCGGTCGGTCGTGTAGGTTGCCCCTTTGTAGTAATGCGGATTGAACCCGCGGCCATACCAAAAGTCTGCGCCCCCACGATCAAACGGGCCGCCGTGTCGTTCGTCATACGTCATGCGTCTACCTCCTCGGCCAGCGACCAGTGCGAATCAATGTTGTAGTTTTCCGGGTCCAGCTTGTGCAGTGCGACGTAAAGCTCCGCCAAATAGTGGATCATGTCGCGGTCTTTATACAGCGCTTCATAATCTGCCTGTGCGGCTTCAAGGTATTTCTGTTCCATCTCATATCCTCCGTAAGTTAAAAGAGACTATGCGATATTATGCGATCCTATGGGACAAATCAAGTCCAAAATGAAATCCCAACAAATAGTGTCGGTTTCTTCGTAAAGCGGCTCGACTTCCAAGCCTTCCAGCTTCAGGTCCATCGCTGCGCTGGCAGGGTAAAGGCATATGCGCTGCGGCAGTGTCTTCGTCTTTTTCTTCAAGACCAAAACCCACGCGCTGGCATGGCTGTGGTTTGAAAGCCAAGCCACTTGATGGGGACGCAACTCGACGGCTTTGCCCCCCGTGACCTTCAGCTCTACAAAATGAAAGTGTCCCTCTTCGTCGCATATTAAAACGTCAGGCACCCCGGGCATAGCCCAAGTTTCAAGCCTAGTCGTTCTCAGCTTCCGCGATGTCTTTGAAATCCCCGTCTTCATCATTTGCCAAAAGTCGGACTCGCGCTTTGTCGCGGTTCTGGGGATTGTTTTGTCCTTCGGGAGTAACGTCGATAGTGATCGGGGCATAGCTTTGTTTAATCTCCTGCAACGCCTTCAGCACTTCATCTTTGCTCATGCTGTCGATGCTGCCGTGGCGTATTTCTGATTTGCTGACATAGATGTCGCCCTGCGCTTGCCCCCGTCGATATTCGGCTTGGACGGCTGCCGAATATGCGCCGTTCTGGAGTGCCATGTCACGGATCAACTGCAAGTCACGCAAATGCCGCTGGTATGTCACGCCAA